TTACACCTGACTCTGGATTGTACGCTAAAAGTACAGAAGCAGCTCTACCTGTTGTTGCTGGGTCAACTCCTAAGACTAAAATCTCGTCAGGAAAAACCTGACCGATAGTTCTATTGGCACCTAGCTCTAAAGCGTTGTCAATAAGCTCTTGTTTAAAAATTGCTTCTTCATGCTGTACATCTTCTTGTTGGTACACAAGTTTCCATCTCAGAGGATCTCTAGAGCAAATCTCATCTCTAATATCTCTTAGTCCAGGGATAAAAATTTCTGTATCAATTGAAGGGTCGTACTCCCATTTACCATCTAGTGACCAATACTCTTTCCAGTTAGGTTTTTCTGTATCAGTATGCTCTTCTATAATCGCAGGTATCGATACGCTACGAAAAATTTTATGGTCTTTCCAAGACTCTTTCCATTGTCCATAGTTATCTAATGGGTGAATCCTAGTTCCATTTACTAAGGTCTGACCTCTCTGGGCCCTTGACCTTGCCTCCTGGGTAAACCATTCGTCAATTCTTCTTCTTCTAACATCTGTTTGTTGGTTCTCTAGAGTTAAAGCGTCATCAAGAATTAATAAATCCAAACGAGCACCATAAATCTGCTTACCTACAGATAGAGCTTGTAAGGTTGGATCTCTCTCACCTGACTCTCTCTGTCGAATTGTAATCTGATCTTTAGACCAACTGAACCCATCAGACTTCTGAGATTTAAATCCATTGAAATCTTCTATGAGATTCCTCTCACAGTCTTTGTATAGATGCGGGTCAGTTAAATATCTTTTAATTCTTCCGAGTAAGTCTTGTGCCTTTTCCCCAGACTTCGTAACCAGGGCAATTCGAATGTCTGGGTTTTGGCACATTTTGTATACAGGATACCATAAAGCAGAAAGCGTTGACTTTCCAGATTCAGGGTGTCCTAAAACTAATACTAACCTTCCCTTCGGATCAGAGAGGCAATCTTCAATCTCTTTCTGATGCGGAGCAAACTCAACGTTAAAATATAACTTGCAGAATTCGGAAAAATCCATCTGCGATAAATCTGGGTAGGAATCTTTAACAGAATCTCCACTACGTATCTCACGTGCTTCAGCGGCCCAATCTGGGTGTCTTTGGGAATTTTCCTCCCACCACTTTCTCGTGACACCAATACGCTTACACGCTTCGGAATATGTAAGCCCATATCTAATACATTCCAAGAAACATTCCATAGCCCAAGCTTTCCAGAGAGATGTACCCTTTTTGGCTGGTGGCGGAGGGAGATAAATTTCAACATCTTTATCGAAGGTTTGTATTTCATTATTGGCTCCAAAAATTTGTGCCTGTACTTTAGCCCTATCAGAAAGAAGGTCTGCTTTGGACCTCTTGGGTCTCCCTGCTTTCACTTCTTTTGACATAAACTTACTATACTATATATTTCCTCTATTACAGTCATAACATAATCCTGAAGTTCCATCTAAAGGAACCATCTCTTTACACTGTCTACAGTACCAACTTGGTTCTTTACTCGTCATCATCCTCCAATAACTTGCCTTGTGTTCTCTTAGGAAGAGGCCTATCGCCCTCTTTTTCTATAATATCCCAACCTTCTTTAGTTACAAAGTATTGTTTTGACCTACCTTCGCCTTCCTGTCCCACAAGTTCATCTCTAATTAGCTGGGCTTTAGGTCGTTCAAATTTTCCACCCTCTAGATTTGCAGCTTCTCTCCAGGACTTATTAAAGAATTTCTCACCTCTATGGGTCGTAATATCGCCCAAAGCCTTAAGTAAGGTGAAGTCTCTAGCTTTAACTCCCTGTTGATAAGCAGTAAGGTACGCAGAACCTGATTCCATATCAGCACTAAGTACCATAGACCATGGTTTAAATGGTTCAGCATCCTTTTGTTTAGTACAGGTCATTTCGATAAAAGCATCCCCACTAGCAGTTAACTGTATGGTTGTATCCGCAGAAGCCCTTATAACAGATGAACCTCTCATGGATTCTCCCGATTTTGTGTCGTGGTGCACTGCTAGAATGGCAGCACCAAAATTTTGTCTAAGTGTATCTACCATACCTACCACTTGGCCCATATCTTGTTGTAGGTTTTCATTCGCACCTACCGTACATCTCTGTAATGTATCAAAGACTATAAGGCCAGGATTTATGGCTGCTACTAGATCTAAAAAATCTAATTGTTCCTGTGTAGGTACTTTTCCTACAGGAGCGAATAAGGGTACAGCGCTCGTGTAATAGAAGACAGGGGGAAACGTGGAGGCGTTCCTCTTATTCTTCCAGGCGGTTACACGAGCACCTAAGTACCCTATTCCTTCAGCTAATACGTACAGTACGGTCTTTTTTTCGGTTTCCCTACCAAACCATGACCAACCATTAGCTATAGTATTTGCCCAATCTAAAGATAAGAAAGTCTTACCAACACCTGCATCACTATGCAGAACTGTAAATCCCTCTTCCATGATAAAATCTTCAATTAACCATTTAGGTGGTTTCAATTTTGTGACATCAGCTCCCTTGATTGCCTTTAAGGGTTTATAGCCGTCTTGCCTTCTATGATGTTTTAATAAAAGTTCTAATTTGTCTGGTTGTAACATTTTGCCTCCACTTGTTGTTATTCCATGTTAGTCAGAAAAAAGAGTTGGGGGCTTATATCCAACTCTTTTCTCAAAGGGGGAAATTAATGAAAGCCATCGCAACCTTCTTTAACTTCTTAATGCAACTATACAATAGGTACGTTTTTAGTCCAACTACTTTTGGACTAAGTGGACTAAAAAGTTAGTCCAGATTAGGTTGGACTAACTTTCACAATTAGGAATTGAATGTATCGAATAAACCAATGATTAGTACGGTTTTTAGAACGCCAAAGTTAGTCCACTTATGTCCACCCTTTAGGGTGGACTAAGGGACTAAAGGGATAGGTTAATTCAAGGGGGTATATATTAAATAAGCCAATATATAGCTATATATTAGCGTTTATATAGGTTTTTTATCTAAATGTAAGGGTTTTCGCAAAATTAATGTGGGGACTTTGTTTAGTGATGGGAAGGGGCTTCTTATGTTTGTCGTTTGCTTGGTTCTCTGCGTTGGTTCTAAGAATCCCCTTCCCCTCAGAAAAGCAAGGTTCAGTAGGCGGTCGGCTGGTTCGTTTAGTTTGTATGTTCGTGCCTACTCTGACCATGCTTTTCAAGGTAGCCTAGATAAAGGAAAACTTTAGTTTTTTTAATAAGTCATTTATCTAAGAAAGAAAGAAAGAAAGCAAGCAAGACTTCTACACATGCAGAAGCACATGCAATCTTTTCTTTAAAAAGAAAACCTTGACCAAAAGAAACCTATTGGAAAGAAAGAAAGAAAGAAATCTAACTAGTGTTTCTTTATTCCGCCCTTTTGTCCCTATCTACTGCAAACAATGGATATTGCAGGAAATCTTAGCTAAGAAAAGATGTTGTCGCACAGCGCGCAAGCGACGACTGTCTGCGCCAAGCCACTTTTCTAAGCGTCATAAGCTGGATAGTTTCTATGCAAAAAAGAGGCGGGTCGGATCACAAAAGCAAGTGCGTGCAGTAGCGCGCACATAAGCTTTAGCGCTTCCGCTTCCTAATTTTGCCGAAAAACAAAAACTAAAGAGATTAGCCTAAATCCAAAACTCTTCCAGCTTTATTCGGTTTGAATTTAGTAATCTCCAAGTTTTTGTTTGTCTAATAGAAACTACCCAGCTTTTTCCTACAATATCTTTTGTTTGCCAGGAGTAGATAAGAACAAAAGCGCGTTCTCTCTCTCTCGGTAGAGGTTGGGCTTTTATACCATACAAACAACAAGCGAAGCAAGGTCGTGCAGTAGCGCGAACTAAGCTTCGTCCGATCGCATTCAATAAAGACAATTTTTGAATGAATTTTAAATTGACAAGCCAAGTTACTAACAACTTAAAAATATTTTTATCAACCCACGCGCTTTCTAAGCAAATTGACATTTAGAGCAAACTTCTAAAGTCCTAAACCCTAAAGGGTGAACTTCTCTCGTGGTACCCTCACTACAGGGGCCCAGTAAATTTTTATATTCGCACAACTCGTAAACGAGTTGTCTGCGCCTAAAAATTTCTACCCTTGTGATCGACCACTAATCGTCCAGGCCTAAGAAGCTGTGCTGTTCGCAAAATGAAACAAACAAATCATCTAACTTAATTTACAAAAAACCTAGAAAAAGACATTAAAGAAGTGCATCGAGCACTTATTTAATGTAGGAAACGCACGCGGCGTTTCCTCAGTGGTTTTTCAAGGTTTTTTATAAAGCCGAGCAAGTCGGCAGTTCTGATTTGCATTGTTCCATTTCAATCTAAAAATGTCAATTTGCTAAGAAACACACGGTTTTTTATCTGCAAGATAGTCTCGCTTCCCAGTGCGAGACGAAGTGCGTGCAGTAGCGCGCACTAACGCTTGCAGATAAAAATTGTTGATAAAAATCGCATTTTTAAGTCGTTGTCAACTTGTTGTCAATTTAAAATCCTGTTCAATAATTCTATTTATAATGTGTCCCCAAAAAATCGCGATCTGTCGCACAACTCTGACACCGAGTTGTACGCGCCATAACACGATTTTTTGACCCATTGTCTGCAATCCGATAGTTTGCATGGTTAAAAGCCACAACCCTACCGAGAGGAGAGATATAATGAAAAGTTCATTAGGTA